ACAAAGCAATGTTGTTTTGCTTGGCTATTTGTTCAATAGTGTAAGTTTGTTGTTTATTGTTTGTCATTGCTTAGATTTTGTTTTTAATTGTCCGTACCATTCTGAAAATTTCTTGTTCATATTATTTGTTTATTGTTGCTCATTGTTCGTTTATGAATTTAGCGTAATCGTGTGCGTCCTGTTCACTCTCAAAGGTGGCGAGTAGTTCTCCAGCGAAGTACACACGCCACTTGGTGATGAAGTTGATTGTTGCCCTAATTACGATTGCTTTCATTCTTGATAGCGTTATACTGGTTCTCCCAAGTCCTCGCCTTGTCCTCAAGCTCTTGCTTGGTTTTCTCGTGACTCATTTTTGCCAAGTTCAATTGGTTGGTGGCAGTTTGCAAGTCAATGCGATTCTGCCAAAGTTCACCTTCCAGTTCGGTGTTGATCCGATGTAGACGGTAGATTTCTTCCAAGTAACTTTGTGACTTCTTTTCATCAGCATACACCTTGTAAACCAATAGGACGAATGTCAATCCAAATAGTATTGTTGTTATCATTTTGCTTTTCCTTTGTAGAATTTGTGATTGAATAGAACCTGACTGAATTGGTCAAATTCGGGTTTGTACTCGTCCCTCTCAAACTCGTATGGTTTGGCTTCGGGAAGTTCTTGCTTCATTGACTTGCGGAATGCGTGGATTCCGTAGCCCACCGCAAATGCGATGGGAGTCAAGATGATTGGGTAGATGATGTCTAATGCCATAGTTCAAACAAACAACTTTTATTTCACAATTACAAATTTATTTTCTGAATCTTTTTGTGAATGAACGATTTATTTTGTGATTGACAAAAATAGTTCTCCAGCGTAGGTCAGTTTCTCGTCAATGATTTCTTGCGAGTCCTCGTCCAAAGTGATGAGCGTTCCTGTGACCTTCTTGCCTTCGGGCATTCGGGGATCGTAGGAAACAAAAATCCCTTCCGTCAACCCGGTTGCAATCATCCCCATCTGCATCTGCCAATAATACTCCGTCCGTTTGCTCTTGAGTTGCTCGTTGTTTTTGATGAAGAAGTTTTGAAGGTGGTTGCCTGAATTAAAAGGACATTTGATTTCAATGAGCTTGTCACCGAGTGCATCGGGAGAGTAACCACCCCAAAGACCATAGGTGATGAAGGTGTATGTCTCCGCTCCATAGTAGGTATAGAAGTCATCGGTTTGTTGCTGGAAGTAATGGAAAGCTTCTTTCTCGTGTTCCTTGCCCCAATCCAACGCACGACCATAAATCTCCGTGCGGTTGCCTGTGAGATACTCCGCTGCTTTCTCAAACACGAAGGACTTTGCCGTCTCGGAAAGGAACTCCGATTTTGTTTTCGGAGTCCCCATCAGTTTGTGAATTTCGGAAGCGGTGAAGCGTGACCTTCTCAAATCTTGCCAATCCTCCTCCGTCAAAGAAGAGTGAATAGTTGGAAGTTGATGTTTCATTTCTCGCCAATTAATAGTTTTTGATTCACTGGAGAGACATCGTACTTGTTTGTGATGTCGGTCATCAGTCCACCGGTCTTGAGATGCTCCATTGCTTTTGCCCAATTAGGATGCTTGGGAGTGAGTTCTTCTTTCTTCGGTGCAGATGTTCTGCCCATTGCCTTCTCACCGTCATCGTCATCGTCAATGTTCAGGTTCAAGATAGAACCGAGTGCATACCTCCGAGCGTAAGTAATTGCCGAACCCATCGCTTGTGGATCGTTCTGCTTTGCCACAGGCATCGTGTAGGATGACTCCATCCACTCACCTGATTCGGAGTGAACGATGATGGTTGTGAGTGCGTCACCATCGGGAAACTGACTGACTGCCAAACCACATTCGCTCAATGGCTTTTGGATGGTTGACAAGATGTTTGCCAATGACGCATACTTTGACTTGAAGAAAGGGTTGTTGGACTCCTTTGCTACCTTGCTCACCGATGCTTGGAATTTTACCAACGCAGCAGCAATGTTCTTGATTGATTCTGATTTATTCATAGGAAATTTGTTTTTTGTCCGAGCATAAATAACACTGTGAACTTGTCGGGTTCAAGATAGAAGAACCGCTCCGATTCAATGCCGACCAAATTGGTCTCAACGCATCCACCGAAATAGACATCACGCTTCAGCATATATGGTTCAAGTTCATCAAAGTGGTGGTTCAGTAAATAGTCATCTACTTGCTTGTCGGTATAGACATACCTATCCCCACCGATTGTGAGAATCCATCCATTGATTGTTGCCTCAAGCATTGTTGACCTCCTTCAATGCAATCTCAATGACTGACTTGGCTTTGGGAGAAACGATGTTCCCCTCAATTAAATACTTTCTAACCGTTGGGAGAGATACCCCAGCTTTACGAGCGACTGACTGCAATAGTCCTTGCCGTCTCTTCATTTTAATCTCTTCAATTGCTTTCGTGTAATCCATAACGAGAGCAAAAGTAAAGTAAACTTTCTAATTGTGCAAGTATTTTTTTCTTTTTGTGAATTAACTTTTCACTTCCACCGCAAATATCAAGTCACCAAGACGAGCATTCAACTCGTTTACCAACTCCATTTGTAGTGATTCGGTGAAGGCATCTTCCAAGAATGGGTTTGCCTTTGTACCTCTGCGGTGAATCTTTTTTGCAATCGCTTTGGCCAATGAATCGTGAGTCATATTCTGCGGAATAGCAATCGGCTTTGCCCTTATCCATTCTTTGATGGACTGCCACAGGTAGGGTGTTCCCTCAATATGACCATTCCTTGTCGGCTTTCTTCCAAACTCCACGAACTCCCAATAGTCATCTGCAACAAGGATCGTGTTGATGGATGTCGGTGTCTTAATTATCTCACCCGGTTTGAACGATGCCTTCAATCCACCACTCGCATTTATCTTCCGCTCATCCATTGTCCGAGCGATTTGCGGATTTACTTTGTTATTCCACCAATCTCGGATGATTTGCTCAAGCAAGTTGTTGACTGGATTTCCTACATTCTCATCACCAAGAAAGGAGTCAAGCACATCGCCTAATTTGCTTAAATCTATTTCAGCCACGATAGAAGCGTTAAAAAGGTCAAAGTGATACTTACCCCTTGCCAAAGGATTATCTTGCGTGAAATGGCTTTATTTTCGCTCACAAGGGCATTGTTCTTCTCTCGCAGATATGCGTTGTTGATTCGCACCTTGACAATGATGCTATCTTGCTCGGCAATTATGATGGAATCCGATGTCACAATCCTACGAAGAACCGTGACTTGTTCTCTTGCAATCGCACCTTTGACCAAATAGTGGTTGGCTTGTTTGATGGTATTTGTATCAACAAGGACTTGTCCATAACTGGTCAACGGAAGGAGCAGGATTAACAAGAATCTCATCTTACAAAGTAGCGTTTTTCTTCGTTTGTTTTTCCTTCTCGGCAATCAGCTTGTCAAGATACCACTTTGCCTTGTACAAATCTTCAAGTCCGTTCTTGTCCTCACATCTCCAAAGGTACTTAATTACATTTGCGGTGCAGACGGCAATGAGTCCCTTCTTCCTGATGGTTGCTGACTCAATTGCATCAATGCACTCTATATCCCCTTGCTTGTAGTGTGTTGGGTTAATTGCATCCATTGTCTCACAAAGGTATAGTAACTCTCTTCAATCACGATGATGTGTCCACCTGTCATAAATAGTTGCGTATTCTCAAAGAACGCACAAGCAGCGACAATGTGTTGCTCATTTACAAATCCATCTTCCAAGATTTGCACAATTTCCGGTTCAATCCCAACAGATTCAAGCCACGAGTCGTTCTTTTGTTCCAGTATGATTTGCACTTTCATCATAATGTCTTGTGCGTATAGGCGTGAATCTTGCGTGTGGTTGACTTGTCACGGAAGGGTTTGAGAATTAACCAGCGACCTCCAATTGGTTTTGGACTTGCACCTCTTTCAATGTGCCATCCCTTTGATCCATCACCGTATTCTTCCTTGTATGCACTTGTCCGAATCATCAAGATGTCCCTCAACATCACCGTGTCGTGTTGTGTTAACTGCTCAACGGTGTAGGTCATCTCATAGTCCTCGTGAACATGCCCCATCCAAATCGCATCAGCTCCCTCTACATTGACGCTCATTCGGTTGTGCTGGATAGTTCCACGAGTTACCGCACCACCTCCGCCAAATCCGTGCATATACTTAATCTTGAAAGATTGTGTCGTATTGCCATCGTTGAACTGGATGCGAATCCATCCACCATATCCACCCACTTGAATGTCTGCACCGGTCTTGTAATTTAGCAAGGTCACAAAGCGTTCAATGATGTCCGTCTCTTGGCGTTTTAAGATGGCGGTCTCGTGGTTTCCGTAGGCAACCAATTTAATCAAATGTGCGTAAGGTGTAAACCAATCAACTGCGGTGTTGATAATGGCATCAAAGTAGTTTGCGGAGTTGTGTTCAGGACGGATGTCGCTCTTTGATTTGCGTGGATCGTACGCACCTTGCATCAAGCAAAACAAATCTCCGTTGATAAGTATGTCGTGATTGCCTTTGAGTGCTTCGTCAAGATGCTTCTTCAACAACTCCCGGTCACACTTGGGATTGTCCCAATGTAAATCCGAAATGAGAAGGACTTTCGTTTCCTCCCATCCCTTTTCAATTCGCACTACATTGTTTTTTTTCATATGGTGTCCAAGTGGATGTGTAATCCTATCGCCTTTTTCAAGCCCTCTGCTGAAGGTTTGAAGGTGTCAAGGTAGATAGTATCAAATGAGTTGATTCGTTTTATGAGCGTGTCTCTAATTAGTTTCTCTCTTTCCACGATTCTCTCGTGCATCTCTACATTTATCGGTCGTTCAATGCGTATCGGCTTCTCCAAATTAAGGAAAGCAAAAAACACGCTACACAGGAACAACGCAAGTATTAAATAGATAAGGAGTGTTGACTTGGAAGTTGATTGCATATCCTGAAAGAATGTCGGTTTTGGCATCGTAGAAAGGTGAAGCGTTGGAAGTCACTACCAATTCAAAGTCCTCGTCATCTTGGGTGTTGTCATCAATCAATGCAAATACATCTGCAATGATTTGTGCGGTGTCCGAAAGTACCTCAATAACATTGCTCTCACTCTCAAACACACGATCCATCACCAGCAATGCAAAGTTGTATGTCATCAAGTTGCCAGTTGTTGACAAATTGAAGCCATCAGGATACAACCAAACAAGCGGATAGTATTCAACATTCTCAACCGTTAGATTGGACTGCTGACCGACTCCGAACTTGCCGACCATCTTATGGCTTTCGGCTGCCGCTTGGATTTTTGCTATGATTTGGTTTAGTGTCATTCTTCAGGAATTTGAGAAGCTTTGCCTCGTTGTTTTTCTGCCACTTATTTGTCCGTGTCGGGGAAGTCATAATTCCAAAAGCAATCTTGTGAAGTTGGAAGATAGATGCCACCCACAAAAGCGGTGTTCTTTGGACGGATGGTGTCAATGGTATTGCCGGGATTCAAGAATAACGGATAGTCGTTGGTATTTGTACGCAAGTAATCACGCAAACGATTCGCATAGTATTCCGCTTTGTCACGGTATCTGCCTTCAATCATTGTCATCTCCTCAACGGATACGGCACGAGCGTTGTCACTCTCCCTTGATGCCACCGATTTATTCATCAGTTTGAAGGTCATTGGGAGCATTGCTTCAGTCAAGGTGTAGTATTTCAAACAAGGTGCAATGTAAGAGTCCAAAAGGGTTGTATTCAATTGAGTCAATGTTCCAGCGAATGCTTGTGTTTGCAGTTCGTTGTAAATGCCTGAACCGATGACATCCCTCACATAAATCTCTTGAGCTTCTTTGATTGCTGACTTGAGCAATTTATCGTCAACATTCTCATTCAAAGGAGTGTTGTCCTTGAGATAGGTTGTGCTTATGAAGTATACAAAGTTGGTCATCGTTTAATTCTTCTTAATACTTTTTGAACCCAAATGTGTCTGCATTGTGGTGTGGTGATTCCTGTGTCGGGATTAGTATACCATTGACCTCTGCGTTTCCAAACATCGTATCCAAGTTCATTGCTCATCATAGTGATGTCCTCTCTTGAGTATACTCGTCCGCTTCCTTCTATTTTTCTGCAAAAGTCCCTTGATGTCGGAATGATTACTGGACCATCAATTCCCGGTGCAAGTCCGTATTGATAGCGAACCACCAATTCAGTTTGCAGATTCTTGATTTCTTCCAATCCTTTCGGAGTTGTTTCCAATCCGTCCTCGTATGACTTAACCAATTCCGCTTTTGCAAGTTTGGCAATCGCATCGGCAACAACCTTTGCGTCAAGTTTGGTGATGTTTACAATGTCTCCCACCTGTAAACCTTTGTTCTCTTTCAACACATTCAAGATTGCAGATTCAATCGCATCGGCAAACTCAAACTTCGCCTCCTCAAACTCTTCGGCTTTCTCTCCGTATTTATTAAATACAACAAGGTCACGCTCATCGTCCCAACCGAATGGGTTTTGTTTTGACAACGCAACTGGTGTTTCTTCTTCTTCAATCTCATCAAATCCCAACTCTTTTCTTGTCTCGTTGCGGTCAATGATTCCAGCGGTAAATAATGCTTGATAGTCCAATCCGATTGGTGGCTTGTTGATGGTCTCCAATCTTACCTCTGCAATAGGTTCAAGTAAGTACGAGAACACATCGTCAATTTTTTGTTGGCGTGGTTCAATGTATGCGTGATGAAACATCTCATATGCTTCAATTAACTCCGTTCTACCACCTAACTGACCTTCTACACGCACCCCAAACAACATTGGAGAGTTGACCTTGTGTGCAACAAATATCTCTTGTTGAACGGTCTTATTCAGCAAATCAAATTGCTTGTCAAAATCCGATGGCTGAAGGTTGCTGATAACAGATTCCTTCTCCGTAGGATCGTTGTACTGAATAATCAACCCACCGGCATTGTCCGTGCCTTGATAGTTCTCTTTAAATCTTCTTGCAGTTGCACGAGCTTCTTCAGGTGTGGGGATTCCCTTGAACAACTGAATATGAGTTTGTGCCGTGAATCCGTTCTTGATGCTATTCAAGTAGTAATTGGAAATCTCGGTGTCAACCTCAATATATTTCAACGCACCTACATAATCAGGAAGCGGATAAGTGCCTTCACCGGGACGATAGAACTGACAATAGTACAATTGCTTTGATTCTCTCGTGATGGGGTTGTAAGGTTGGTAATGAATCTTCTCCGCTTTGGTATCAGTCCAATCCGCACAATACACATACTCACCTTCAAGACCTTTGCGAACATCCTTGAATGGGATGTGATAGTATTCGCTTGGTGCGGTCTTGGCTTTGTTCCAAATAACCTCCACTGCAAACCCATTGAACAACTCCGCATCGTATGCAATCTTTGCTTTGAGTTCCTCATAGGTCTCGTAGGCGTTTATGTTCTTTAATTTGGCTTCGGCTTTGGCGATGTCGGTGGTGTTTTGTCCGAAAACATCAGTACCAATACCAGCAATATAAGAAGCTTTTGCAGAAACGATGGCATTGTGCTTGGGTGATTTGTTAAATAACTCTACGAGAAAATCGGGATAGAGATTGTCTGCTCCGAAAGTCACGAACCCCTTTGCCTTGTTCTCCTTGAACACAGGCAGTTTGTTGTCGTGAAAATTAATCCTTTGGAATATCATCGTAATCAAATAGCAACTTAAAGTGATTGCAACATAGATACCAAATCAGGGTGCGGATAGACATCAATTTTGTCTGCACGAACCGAGTTGTGAGTGAACACTCCATTCTTTCCGCTCAAAGCTCTTTTGGTAACTTGCCAAATGTCCTCGTGATATGTCAAGTCAATGTTATACTTCTCACGCCACAATAACAACAACTCTTTGGTTGATGCAATTTGCTCTTTCGTGTAGTTCTCAAAATAGGTAAATCCTTTGTATGGCTTCTCAAGTTTGCATACATCCTTGACCTCCTTGCCGACATAGTTGTAGAACTTGCCGTTCTTCTCTACCAAGTAACCCCAATTACAAATCTCAATGCCGATGGATGTCTTGTCAAGTTTGATGAATGGTAACCCTTTGAAGTGTGCAGATTTCAAACCCAAGTGGAACGCCCAATGTTTAGATGAGAACCCTTGCACGATTTCACCTGACCGACTTATCGCAACACAGGTTGCGATGTTTACTGGATCGGCATCCCAAAACTTGAAGGTTGCCACTCCGTCACCACCACCAGCGGTGTGATGCAAATAGATTTGTGATTTCGGTGACTCTTCTTTGTAGTAACCGTTGAATTTAACTTGTTTCATCCGTGAAGAAGTTTGTGATGAACTTTCCCAATGCACCAGCAACGCCACAAATCAGCATCAACTTTGGGTGATCCAAATTTAGTCCAGCGATAAACAAAGAACCCGCAGCGATGGAATCTCCAAGCACTCGGAATCTCTTTGGTGTTGGTTGGAAGTAACCCTTCAACCTTGTCCTCTTTTTGGTTTCCACGATTTGTGTTTGTTAATGTGCTTTGTATGTCTGCGGAGTTTGTTCTTTGGCTTTGCCCTAAACGATGACTCAACTTTAACCTTTGCCATCTATCCTCTTTATTTTCTTGTGGTAGTAAACCACCGCCAAAATGCCCGATACAACACCAATAATCCCCACACTAAAAGTAAGAACTGGCTGCCAAGTTTGAGTAAAAGTGATGACTGCCGAACTCGTTGAAATAGCGGTTGCAATCGCTGCGGTTGTATCATTGTGAAATTGTTTCATTTTCGTTTCATTTTTTGTCGGTGCAAGTGATAGCCGATTAAGATTCCTATGTATAGCGTTGTGATGTACGGGATTGCTTCCATAGTCCAAAGATAATTACTGCGAATAAAACAACCCACATACCGCCATTGATGGGAACGCTTGTTTGGTTGCCTTGCCCTTTGCCGTTTCCGTTGTTTTCTTCAAGTTGTGTGTATTCCAACTCTCTCACCTCATCTTCGGTGAGGTTCATCCATTTGCTGTGTTTCATATTGGAAATGGTGGGGGTGGTGGTGGGATGTATTCGGCTTCGGGTAAATCTAAAACCCAAGCGTATTGTGATGCTTCAATCAATGTCTTTTGTTGGTCAGTTACAAAATTAAACCAAACGCCATTTATATCTTGAACGCAATTAAAATTTTCATAAGGTGCAAATTCCTTATGTTGAATTAAATCCTTTTGTTCTAGTGTGCAAATGTACCCTATCATAGATTTCGGCTTAAAGTTGTTTGGAACGCTTGGATTGCAGTGTAAAAGTTTGATGCATCAGTAGCAGTTAATCCATCCCCAATTGAAGCAAACGCACATTCTTTAGTTGACCCTTGAGAAAACCCAAGATTATTATATGCTAATAAATATAAATTTTTACTTTGTTTACTTGATGATGTGCTGGTTAAAGTTTGACTGACATTATTTGTGTAGTATTTTTCTTCTGTACTTGTAGTTCTACTACCAATTAGAAACCCTGTTGTTGGAGTTGCGGCTGTTGGTCTTGGCACTTGGGGTCCGTTAATACCACTATATGCGTTTCCGTCCGAATATTTATATAACAAATAAGTATTTGATGCACCAGTCACGCCCATTTCTACAGATGCCTCCAATACATTTGTTCTTGAATAAAAAGATAAATGAGTCGAGTCCAAAGTCAAACTTGTATTTACATTTAGAAATGTATCCATATATCCCGTTGTACCATTTCCTTTTATTCCTGTACTAGCAAAAGTCACACCACCGTAAAAAGTACCCGTAAAACTTGAACTCTTTAAGTTCTGCGCACACGCTGCCGCACTTGCTCCGACCATTGGATAAATGGCTTTCATTGGTGTCCATAGCGAATTGGCTTTTAAGTCCAATACCAACTGATTCACCGCTTGTTTCTCAGTCAATGACAACGAACCTCCTGCAGTTGTTACCCTATTAAAGAACGCAACCGCATCCGCATCAAAGGAAGCAATCTGACTCGCTACAATTCCGTGACTTGATAAAATCATTACGCTATATCTCCAAATAAATACCACTCATTTTCTGCAATCTTAATCAAGGTCGCACCTGAATACTGAGCATTGAGTTTCAACTTCGCCCCGTTGCTTCGGATTGTTACACCACTTGTGGCAACTACTGTAGTTTGGCCTGCTCCGTACTGAGCCAACAGAATTTGAGTGCCTGTGCTGAATGCTACCGAACTATTCAAAGGAACTGTCAAGTTGTTTGCACTGGCATTGTTCATCTCAACCAATTTATCGGCATCACTCAAAACCAAAGTATAAGAAGCGGTCTGTCTGTTGGTTGTAATTAGTTTGTTTGTCTTTGCATCAATCTGCGTTTGTGCATTGCTTGTTAGCGAATTGATATATTGAAATTCTGTGCTTGTAACTGTGCCGTCAGCAATTGCAGTTGCATCAATTCCTGTCGCTGGTGCTACGCTGATATTACCACTACCCAAAAGCGAAGTGCTGTTGATGGTTTTAATGTTTGTACCAGATACCAAAGTATCTTGCTTACTCGCTGCCAAACCCGAATACAAACTATTTACCGCATTGTCGCCCGTGTTTGTTCCGCTTGTGTTTTGGATGACCGTTAAATTGGCATCGGTTACATAGCGTTTATTGCTTGAATCTGCTATATCTGCTGTGGTTGCATCTGCTCCAGCAGTTACCAAACCTTTCGCATCGTATGTGATTTTGGTTTTTGTTGCTCCCGTGATGGCAGCGTTTTCGTCTACCTTCAAATCCAATGCAGTTTGCAAATCTGTTTGATTGCTGAGCGTTCCAGTTACACCACCCCACGCAACGGCCGAACTGATAGCGATGTTGCCACTACCAAGAACTGATGTGCCGTTGATGGTCTTGATATTTGTTCCGCTGACAAGTGTATCTTGTTTGGCGTTTAATGCCGATTGTGTAGCACTTGATACCGGCTTGTTTGCATCCGATGTGTTGTCAACATTGTTCAACGCCAATGCAGTTTTCAAAGCAGTTGGTGTGATTTTCTTTGTCTCCGCTGCTGATGTGTCAACAATAGGGAACAAATCCGATGCGTTGTCAACTGTGACAATGGTCGTTAATTGGGATATTTTTTGGTCTGCCATTAGAGTATTATTTTATCACCGCTTTCTTGAAGGAGAAAGTCCCCATTCTCAAGCAACATAAAGAGTATTTGTGTAGGTTGTTCAATCTCGTATATTTTTTCATTTAAGGTCACCTCGTAGTAATTACGAGTAACATCAAATTCAACTTTTAAGATTCCGCTTTCAACCAATTCATTCGCCAACGCTGGAGACAAATTGGTTGGTGATGTTTGAGCATAAACGACATATTCAAATTCTCCAGCATCCAAAGTGAATGTTGAACCCTCAACAACTGCAAATTCATTGTATCTTTCTTTGTGGGTTGAAATGTCGGTTAGGATTGCAACCGTTTGTTCATTGGTAGTTCTGTGAGTGAATGCAAACAAGAAATATGGATTGGCAATCGTGACTTTTTCGGTCAGCGTTAAATACCAATTCTTTGATTCTGCTTTTTCAATTACCAACATCTCTACAAAATAGCGATGCGAAATTTATGTAACAAAAAAGGGAGAGCATTTGCCTCCCTCTTTCTCCTATGAATCAAGAACCAATTAGATACCTAAACTGGTAACAACTGAACTCTGCAATTTGTAAGGTGCTTCCGCTTCAATCGCTGACAAGGTAACCTCATATCCATTTGAATCACCCATCGCAGTACCGGTGTTGGCAACCATAGCGGTCACATCACATCCGTACTCCTTACCGACCAAGAAATACTCATCGTTGTTGTTTTTCACGATGCAGAAACATCTGCCTTGTGCCAACAATTTCATTTCATTTCTTTTGGTGGTTGACAATCTGCGAAGTTTGAAAGCAACATCCGACTGGTTGAAGGATGTGCCATTCTCAACACTCACATTTGTGGTGATTACCATTGATCCAGTTGCTTTTGGAAGTTCGTAAGTATACACGCTACCACTTGCAACGCTTGTTGCGGTAACTTCTCCACTTGCAACGGTGAATCCTGAAGTTGCCCAGTTAATCAAGTGGATGCTTTTGATGCCACCTACTGCATCTTTGCAGTCAAGGGCGAATCCTGAAGTAAGTAAACAAGGCATATCTTAATGGATTAAAGGGTGAAGTAAACGATTTCTCCGGGGAAAGCAACCTGAACACCAGCTTTGAAAGTGAAACGAACTCGTACTTCATCGTTATCAATAGAGTACCACATCTTCACTTCTTCTTGCTCGTCAATCAAGTCAGTTCCCATAAAGAAGTTTGACAAAGAACCAGCAACAATCTTGCTTGTTCCATTCAAACCACCTACGGCAATCAACTTCATATTTGTACCGGGATAAACCATTTCCATAGTTTGTGCAGCATCTGCAACATAATGGAACAAGTTAGCGTTCTTCAAGTTAACCAACATCAACTTGTAGGCATCAATTCCCAAGAAGCAAACCAAGTCATCCTTCTCTGCAACGGCAGCAGGGATGTTAGCATACACTTGATCCAAGATGTCATCAATGTTTGCAGCGGTGATTGAAGTGAAAGTGGTTGGAGCAGAGTTCGCCAATACTGGAGACGCAGCAGCGATGATTTTGTTGAAACCATCAAAACGGCTCAAGTTAGGGTTACCACTTGCGGTGTCACCTTGCCACATTGCAGTTTCCAAAGTTTGTGCAATTACGGCAGCTTTTTCAGCACCGATTTGCTCTTCAAAGGGAACCATTGTTGGTGAACCGGGCATAATTTGGGTTTGCATCCATTTGGCTTCCAAAGTTTTTGGACACAAAGTTTCTTCAACTTTTACAGCACCAACGGTGATATTGCGTTGAGTGAAGGCAGTTGTTCCACTTGGGTTGTAACCACAACCATCGGCTTGGAAGAAAACGGTTGAAGCAAGGATGTTCAAAGCAGATGCTGATTTAACACCTACCTGAACTTGGTTAGCAGATTGCAAAGTGGCAGAAGTTTTGCTTCCGAACAATGCTTTTACCAACAAATCAGTTGACTGTTCGTTGGTGTAGTTAGCGAGTGATCCTACTGAAAATGACATAGTTTTATTTGTTTATAGAGTTTTTGAATTTTTTAAGTGCTTCAAAGCGGTCGTTCTTTTTTGTAGATACAGGTGCTTTCAAGGGTTCTTCGCTTGGCAAATCAGCAACCTTCTCAATCAGGTCAATCGCTTTGCTCATAGCTTCTTTGTGTTTGATGTTTGATGCAGTCAATGACTCAACCTTTGCAGACAATTCAGCGATTGCAGATTCCAACTTGGAAACGGTGTCGTTGAATGCACTAACGGTTGCGAACTCTTCGGCTTCAATTTCAATCTCAACTTCGGGTTCTACGATTTCAGTAACAAAACCACCTTCAGTTGTAACCAACAATCCACCTTCAACCTCGTGAGTTGCGTCAGGTGCTGGGATGTTGCCTTCGGCAGTTTGAACGAAGATGGCAGTTCCTACCGCCAATTCGCCTTCGTACTCAATTACCGTTCCATCAGTCAAGGTGGCAGTTGCCATCTCCACTTTGGTTTCTTCGTCCGAAAATCCCAACATCGTGCGGATTTCTTTCAATGTTTCTTTTGCGTTCATTTGTATAAAATTAGAGTTTATGTTTCGGTGTTGCAATTTTACTTGCCGTTCCACTTGGAAAGGACTTCTTTCAATGCCTCAAGTATTTGTTCGTCTTTCTCTTCGGGGAAATCAAAAACTCCCTCAACGGAGAATCCTTTGAACTCACCCTCTTTGACTCTTGCCCACACATCGTCATTGTCTACAAGGTAGGAAACAAACCACGATCCATCGGCAACCTCGTCAAATCCCTTCGGTGGCATCACCCCTCTTTCCCGGTCAATGATGTATGACTCAAACAAGCTCACACCATCCATTATCGGAGTGCGGTGATGGGCATTGACTGCATCGTACTTGTTGCCCCTTGCCCATTTTTTTGCAATCTTGAAGATGCTCTCCTTGTCAAATACCACATAGTATTCACCACGCACATCATCTCTGCGATAGATGGGTAGGTCGGCAATCATTGCTGCTCCAGTAACGATTCTTTTCTCCTCGTCTTGGATGGCAAACTTTTGACCTTCTACCTTCAAGATTCTCTCGCACCAACGGATCATCTCTTCACCACCCCATAGCAAATAAGATATAGTTCCACACGCTTCGGTGTCATCGGGGTTGTAGTATTCTTTAGCACGACTCAAGAAGGAGTATGTGCGTTCAATCGTTTCAAGGGACAAGTTCTCACGGTTGGCAAGTTGGTTTGCTCTTGCTTTACCGACTAATGTCGCACAATCGTTGTCTACTTTCTCATTCAATTCCATTCCACGAATGGCATTGTCAACCGCTGCCTGTGGGTAATCGTTCTCAAAAGCAGAGAAAGCAAGAAAGTCCTTTTGTATGGCTGGAGATTCCACGAGAGAGACAAACTCAATGCCGGTCTCTTCGTCCCATTCGTTGATGTCTAATTTGTAAACTGGTAGTTTCATCGTATTCAAATAGCGTTATTTGACAACGGACACTCTTTTGGTGTTTCCGACTCTTGCTTGTGTGCGTGAAATGTCCCCTTCGGTCACAAATACTCTCTGCTCAAATCCGCTGACTTGTGGCAATGTAGACGATACCTGTGGAACACTTTGCTGAATGCCTTGAATGTTTGTGGTTTGTGGTTGACTGCCTCCTTTGGATGCACTACCTCCCGACAACAATTGTTTTGCTCTTGCGACATTCGCCAAAATCCTTGCCACACCTTGTGCATAGTATGCAGCGGTGAAGATGGGAGTTGCAGGTCCAAGTATAGACGCTGCCTGTGCAGATGCTTTTGCAGATTCAGCGTTCAAACTTGAGAACGCAACTGCACTATCAATTGCAATCTCTACCAATGCAATACCTTTGGCGATTTGTTCACGCTTCTTTTCTTCGGTTGTCAGGATTGTATTCAATGAACTCAACCCATCCACCGTTGCTCGTGCAAATCCTATCTTGGCATCATATACTTGTTTTGCAGCAAGTATCTCTTCGTCCGCTGCTTTTTTGACTTTTGCTGCCTCATCCGCTCGTGCTTTGTCAATTAAGTCATCCGCTTCGGTTCTTGCTTGATAGCGTAGAAGTGATGCGGTCGTGATTCCCTTTCTTTGTATACCCTCAAGTCCCTCAAAGTATTTTTCTTCTTTCTTGAGATTTTCTGCGTTCAACCGGTCATTCGCTTCTTTGGCTTCTTTTGCTCTTGCATCATTTGCATCTTTTCTTGCTTTGGCTTGGTCTTTGTTGAAATTCTGCTCTTCAATTTTTAACACCTCCAATGCGTTCTTGGTGTCAAGGATAATCTTGCCCCAATTCTCCTCATTGTTTTTGCCGTAGTTTGCTCGTGCTTTTGCAAGGTCATTCTCTAACTTTTGGCGTTGCTTGTTAAACACACCAACTTGATCACCTCTTGCTTGTAGCAATGCAATCTCTCGGTCAAGTTGCTCATTGCTTTTTTCGGTTGTCTTGTTTAACTTGTCCAATGCCCTTTCCGCTGCCGAAGTAATTCCAACAAAATCGGTAAATCGCTGAACCAAATTGCCGACAAAATTGGCAATAGTTTTCAAACCGGGTATCAATCCTAAAATTGCATTTTTTAACTTGTCAAAGTTGGCAATGATTAAGGTCAAAGCAATACCGATTGCACCGAAGGCAAGGGTTGACATTTTGCCTAATGCTTGGAAAGCTTTTAACACATTGCCCTTGATGTTCCCAGCGATAGCGGAGAATTGTTGTTGAACCTTTCCAAGTCCCTCAAGTCCTTCAGCCAATGCCATCGCACCTTGCAACTTGACCATTGTCTTTTGCAAGTCCTCGCTTTCACTACCGAATAGAGCCATTGCCCCTTGTGCTGCTTGGAATCCACGAGCAACTCCTTGAACAACCGTATTGATTTGAGCAAACTTGTCGGGGTTTACTGCTGCAACTCGGTCGTTGAAGTCATCCATTCGGTCACGAGCTTGTGCAAGTGCTTGTTCTGCCCTTATTGCTTCGGGAGAAAACTCGCCAAACTGCATCACCGCCTGTTGTGCTGCAACCGTTAATTCTCTAATCTCCGACTTCATTGACTTGAAGTCAGGTTTTTTGACCGTTAGGTCTATCGCTGCCGTTAGTGCCATATCTTATCCGTTACCTATTACAAAATAATTTGTTCCATCACACACAATCCACTTTTTCTCGTAGTGGTTGTTGATGACCTCCGTGTCTGCTCCGTTGATTGTTGCAGCAGTTGCCGTGTCAATCGTAATTGAATGTGCTGAATTTGTTTTGAGAAACACCCAATGCTTTCCGCTCAATCCTGATGGATCGGGAAGAGTCACGGTGAACGCTCCAGCGGTCGCATCACACAGGAACAACCAATCGTCTTTGGTCACGCTCGTTGCCGTTGTTACCGTCTTAACTGCACCACCACTCAAGAATGATGGATACATCTCGTAATTGCCGACATAGAGTGTGTCCGATTTGTTGACCTCAAAGTCCTCACAAATCAACGCCACACTTCCGCTCGTATCAGTTCCGAAAACAACATCCTTCAAACCAAATCCCGAATTGTCGGTGTTGGTTGGTGACTGCACGATTCCAGTTCCTACAAAAACTCCATTACCTGTTTGCTCACTTGTGCCAACACTCACATTCCGAATGCCGGGCTTGATAGGATTGCTACCACTTGGGTAGATGTCTCCGTAGGTTTCTTCACTTTGTCCTCCACCTGTACCACTTCCAATTGTTTTGTTGGTGATGGTCGCTGGTTCAATGAACTGCTGAAGCAAGAACTCGCACAAATACACTCCATCCTCAATTGGGTTGTAATCGCTGATTTGATTCAAACGCCAATACTGCCCTTCAAAGAAGTATGAATCCGAGAATCTCAAGTTGATCCAATCCTTCGGGGTGATGCGGAAATAAGCTCGTAGAATCTTGGAGTTCTTGTTGGTGATTTCACTCAAGAACCGATAATAAAAGTTAGTTACAAGGTTGGAGTTTCCGTATCTATACCCAGCACCTACACCCAATTCCTTCGGCATCCCAAAAAGAATGTCAAAGGTTGGATTGCTCAATGAGTCATAATGGATTGTCATTGGCAAACTTGTTCTCACAGAGTAATGGTCAGGACTTGCGTATAATTTCCAACTCACGCCCGTCTGCAATCCGCTATAGTAGAATATACGAAGGTCACCATCCTTCTCCGCTTCCACATAAGACAAGACAAAGTTCCTTTGACGGTTGTCATAGTTCTTGATGTGTGTTGGAGTAAAGATGATTTCTATTTTCTTCTCATTCTTGATAAATTGGTTGTCCACCTGATAAGTGCGTGAACCATAGGTTGATTGATAAAGCTCTTGATATTCTTTGTTAGATGTGTCCGCACCTTGCTTGTAACTGAAAACATATGGGTTGGCTTCCAGTTCTCCCATCGGCACAATCTCAACAGGTTGAGAATAGTCCAATTTAGCAGTCCAATCAACATTATCTCCAGTAAAGAACTCATCTCGTGGAACACAACGCAACATCTTGGGATTGGATTTGTCAGGTTCAATATACAAATTGAACATCTTGACAAACGACATCATCAAATCGCTTTGCTTTTGCTCGGAGTTTAAGAATGTGCCAAAGTCAATTGCATCACCATAACCGAATGATGTCGCATTTTGGTCGTTCCAAAAAACCGATGTTGTAAGAAGTCCCAATGAGAATTGTGCATTGCTCAAATAACTACCAGCACCGCCATCGTAGAATCCTTTGAATCTTATTGTCACTAAATCACCAGCATTGACAATTATATTTGGGAATGTGATGTAGGATGTGTAGTTGATTATTCCTGTAAAGTCACCAACATTCTCCCAAGAGATGTCAATCAACTTCCCGTTGACATAGATTCCAATTTCCATTGTGACATTTGTGTAAACGCTAAAAGGAATCGGAGTAATTTGGAATGATAGGTCGGCATTGAACACATAGTTTCCCGATACTGGAACGGTGTAAACGCCCGTAGTGTTGTTGTAATCATTGCCATTGTCAAAGTTGCTACCTGTTGAGTCATCTTGGAATATCATTGTTGTTCCAATCTGCAAGGTTTGAGCGGTTGTGATGCGTGACGCTTGGAACTGCCTTCCCGATATTGTGGTGGCTGCCAATGACAATCCGTTTGGTGGTGATAGAATCAACCTCTTGAATCGGTCATCATTGAAATATGAATCGTTTGTGTAGGTATACGCAGCGTTCTCAAATATCTTGTCAACGATGGTCTTTGCATACAAGCAAGGAGTCATCCCAATGACTGCGAAATCGGTGATGTTCCGAGTTTTGGAATATCCTCGGTCTATCATCGCATACAAATAACCTTCACCATATGCGAATGCTTGTGGCGTTCCGTTCTTGATGATTTGGTTTGACCAAGAATCTACGACAACACCACTTGACAAGGTGTGATTGTATTCGCTGAAATCTAACTGGTTCAACTTGCGTTCTGCGATGGTCGTGAAGAAGTCCGCAGATTGCCCGTGACAAGTTACTTCATAGGTGATGTGCGTGGAGTCATCCACCTTGATGGAAATCAATCTCAAGAACCCTCGCAACTGCTCAACTCCGTCTGCGTAGATGATGCAATCAGCTTTGACATTTGGGTTGAACGATGTGCCGTAGACGGTTTGCTCCACCTCAAACAAGTGAGAGAATATCTTGTTGTTGGCAGATGTGCCGGGAATCTCTATTGTCTTTGTCCACTCCGACTCTCGTGATTCAGGTTCACGGATGTCTGCAATGGATCGTGTGATGAATATGTTTGGGTTTTGGAGAATATCCAAAGGTTGCCCATCAACCAGAATCTCTATCATTGGCGTTGGCGTTTTGATTCAAAGGAGTATGACATATCAAGCTCAATGAAGAACGCATTGTCTTGGATATGCTTCTTGACTTCGTAGGTCGTTGCGTCTATATTCACCGCCACCAAAGTGCCATCGTAAGCATAGACAACGGGAGATGTAAACAAGTCAAGCAACCACTCGCTCTCCGCTTCCGTGATCCAGTTACTAAACATCTTGACCTTGTGAGTCATATTCGTGTCATAGGTCTTTTGTTTGAATGCCGATGTAGTGTAACCGTATGTCGCACCCAATGTGTATGGGTTTGACTTAAATTGCTTTCGCTGGATGTCGTAATTGTCACGCCTCACCCTATTGAATCGGAATGAGTCAAACCCACCCAATGAGTTTAGGAAGAACAAATCGGTTGTGTCGTATTTGCTACACTCGTCAATCAGGTTCACTCGGTAGGTTTCGGATAGAACCGTGCCTCCAAGTTTTAACTGGATGTCGTAGTATGTCGCTGCACCCGGTATTGTCAATTGACTTCCTGATGGAATGCGAACCACCTTTGTAGATGGTAGATTGATTGTTTGTGTGGATGCATCGGAATAAGTTACAAGGGCAGTTGTTGCCGTGTTGCGGATAGCATAGAGCCAATCCTTTTGAGTGCGGTGAATTGTCTTGCTACGGATGGGAGTCAAGAATAATCCATCCCCATCCATTGTGTATTGCCCGGCATAGTTCACCAAGTCAATCGGATTGAGTGCAGCGTTCCACACGCTTCCAGTTGCCGATGTCAAGTTGGTGTATTCGGTCACGCTTCCTGTGGCAGATGCAGAGTATTCATAGCCAAACTCCACCTTGTAATCCATAATTGAATTTGTGCAACCACTTGCTGCACTATCGTTGAAGTTCCAATCATAACTCACATAATTCTCAAGGATGCGTCCGATGTTGAACACGCCCTTGTTTGTGCTTCCGTAGTAGATGGGTGCTTTGAGCTTGGCGAGTGAAGTGGTGCTTTGCTTGACCTCTGCAATGAACTTGAAATTGTCCTTTGTGTAGATGCCACCTGATGACTCCGTAATGACAAAGTTGGTATCGTTGTACGCTGGAGCGTATTCGTTTGGTTGTTGTGTGATAGATAGTGCCACGATAGAAAATAGCGGTTAGGGTTGTGCGTCCCAAATGCACACCAATATGCACATATTGCATAATACAATGGTTAATTACACCGATTTTGGGGTAGTTTAACCAATATATTGTTAACCTATAGGTTTAGTTTATGACGGATAGATTCAACTTTAAAGTTGAATTTTTGTGATAATGTCACAATTATCCAACGATAAAGTGCGATATAATACGCAAAAGCATATAGTTTAGTCCCTTTTATGGCAAGTTATATGTGTATGGGTATAATACCGCTCGGTATAAAACAAGGGGATTGAATGAACCACCTTCAACATCTTCCCGATAGGGAATGCAAACATTTGCCACTAATCCTATATTTTGGCAATTTGTAACAAATACTGCCAATAATTTGTTACAACATCTCGTTCAAACAAGCCACGACATATGCGTTGAATCCCTTTGTTGCTGACTGCTCCAATCGTTTCTGCCTCTCTTTTGTCTTTGCTTTGTAGAATGCAATCGTGTTCAGGAACTCAATCAACGGCATCTGCAAGATGGTGTCCCATTTTGTCCGATCCCCTTTGACAATCTTGTCAACTAATTCCAACCACGCTAATGGACTTACGCTTCCCGTTTCAATTGGTTCATCTCCTCCTTCAAATAGGTTAGGATAGTTTCCAATAGTTTGGGATAAACTGCCGAAAAAAAAACTGCATAGGAGTAAGCGGTGGTAACTGGAAGCGACAAGAACAATTCACACTTCTCTTGATAGTGTGCCTGTGCATCCGTGACCTTCTTTGTCCGTCCCAACAAGTTCACCTCGTAAGTCAGCAACGCCATCACTTTGTGGAGCGACTCAATCATATCACCGTTGAATACTTGCTGGAGTTCAATGAAGTGGTGACCGCAAATCTCGTTTGTTGTCTTGGCTAACTTCCAACGCCTTCCACGATGTCGGAATGAGAATCGCACCTTGTCGGTTGGTAGCGTGTTTAAGAACTCCAACTTCTTCAGTTCGTTTGTCAGCTCATCAATCGGCATTGACTCTACCTTGTCCATTGACCAATCTTTGACGATGGCAAGGGTGTTCATTGTTTTCTCAATGTGAGACATATCACGACAAGAGTGAATCTCTTGCAGTTGGTAGATGGTTATGTTATTCCATTTCATAGCGTTTCAATTTGTAACGAGTTAGGCAAAGTAAAAAGTTCCAGGTCTATTGTGCTTTTTGCAATCGTTCGCAAGTGCAAGGGAGTTTACTGCGTCATCGTGTAAACCGGGAGGAGCAGTATATTTGACTCCAGTCCGTGTGTATTCAAACTCAAAGTTTTCTAACTCATCTCCGTATGGGTTTTCAGGAAATCTAATCGTGTTTCCTTGTATCTCCATAACCAAACTCTCAATCAGTTGTTGCTTGGATTGGCTTGTGTATTTGAATCCAAATATCTTTGGCAATACTCTCTGCAAATCCTCAACAATCGGATCACCTATACCGGTTGCGTCAATGTATGCCGGTGTTCTTCCTACAACTCCGATTATCTTTTGTTTAGTTTGTGTCCAATCGGCTTGGAATCTATCACAATAACAAACACGATTATCACTATCAAGACCGGTGATGACCGTCCAATCCGTATATTTTGCCAAATCTATCCCGAAGGCAACTGCTTGTTTATTGCTCATCGGTGAGATACATCTGCGAATGTTGTCAATTCCGAAAGGGTTGGTCTTGTCATCCGCTGGTTCTGCGAGATACAACTCGTTGAATACATTTTCAGGAAGGTCACGCTTGGCTTGTTCTACCTCCTCAAGTTTGAGAATACCCTCCTTGACTGCATCGTAAGCGGTTATTTTGAAATAACGATAGTCATTCTCTCCGCTCCTCGCTCTTTCTCCCAACTTGTAGAACCAGTTCTTTTTGCCTTTGACATTCCCAATCAACTTGCACTTGCCTTGTGTGGCGGTTAGGGTTGAACGCATCGCATACCACGACTCCTCACGCATACGACTCGCCTCATCAATGACCGCAGCAAACACATCGTCTCCATAAAGGTTGTCGGGTTTCTCTCCTGACTTAAACTCAATGCGTGATCCTGTTGGAAGGGTGAGCAGTAACTTGGTCTCGTTGCTTTGAAAGAAGTTCACATCGGTGACTTGTGTCTTCATCCTTCGGAATGCTATCTCCGCTTGTTGGTATACAGGTGCAACCCACCAAACCGATTGACCATCCTTGCACTTGAGAGCTTGTTCAAACAACCATATGATGTGCGATGCTGTCTTGCCTGTTTTGGTAGACGCTGCCGTTATCGTGAACCTCTCCTCACAATCAAGGATGGCTTGTTGGTAACTGGTAACATATGGTCGCTTGTAGTTTATTTGCATAATTTATCGTAAACCGCCAACCGAGTCATGTTGTGCAGTTCCAAATTGTGATAGGTGTTGCAATAGTCAAAGTTACTCCGTCCCATAGATTGTCTCACCGAATGACCAGCGTGAATCAGTTTTTCAATGGATGCTTTCCAATTGTTTTTGTTGGTGAATATCACACCATCGTTTGATGTGTGGTAAAGGTAAGGGAACACCGCAGAGCAGATAATAGGGATGCTATACGCTGCTGCCTCCACAATCTTCAACTCACTCTTGCATTGATTGAAGTGGTTGTCCTGAAGGGGTGCAAGTACAAAGTCAAAGTGCTTGTATACTTCGCCATATTCCCACACGCTTGTGCCTTCCACAATCTTGGCTTTTGGAATCAGTTTGACGATGTTGTTCCAATGCTCACTCGGAGTATAACCAACGATGTAGAACTCCACATCCATAGCATTGATGTCATCAGCGATGAGTTTTAAGTCCTCCTCGTGTGTGATTCCTCCAACCCATCCGATTTTCACCGTCTCATTTTTCTCCTTAATTTGCGACCATTGGTTGTGTGTTAAGTCAAGGCAGTTCGGCACAACATACACCTTCTCGTTGATGGTGCGTATCTCCTTTGCCAACATCGGAGTGGTGGTGATGACTGCATCCGCATAGTGGATGGCATCCTTGATGGCGTTCTTGATTCCCTTCCTGTATGCCCAATAAGCCGGGTTGTATTTCGGGAGTACCCAATAGTCATCAACATCTATCACATAGGGCTTCCCGGCATCAGCGATCCGCTTGAGAATATCATAGTGGTATTTGCCCAACCATCGGGAGAACACAATGACATCGTACAATTTGAAGTCAATGGTCATCCACTCCTCTTGGGATTGGCAGACATCAATTGTCGCTTGTCCGTCCAACTGCAAACGAAGGTGCGGAGTGTAGATGCGGTGATAAACCACACCATTCATCCCATCGGTTAATATCAGGATTCTCATTCGTTTGGCAAAATTGGTATAGGCATCCAGTAGAGAACCTCAAGCAACCGGTTGGTGTGTTCGTCAATCCACATCTCGTCAATGTAACGAGCAAGAGTGAACTCACCTTGATTGGTGTGGACCAACTTCAGTTCATCGTCAATGGGTGGATAAACATCCAACCCTCTCCAAGTTTTTTTCATCGTGGCTTGGGAACTGAAAGTGCGTGTGTGGCTTTGCTCTTCTCGTGTGGTGCTTTCATCTTGTTGCAGTTCACACGGACATCACCGTATTGATTGACTACCAGTTCACCACTCTTGATGGCTTCGTTTAATTTGTTGATGTTGATTGATAGGTTGAGTCCGTACTCATTCTCCCATCCGTTACCTATGTAAGTTGTCATTGTCTAAATTCAAAGTTATTGTGAAATTTTTGCTTTCTATTGTTTGGTCAATTGTTTCTTTTGGTTTGCCTTGTGAGCGTGTGAGTAACATCTCCAAGTTGAAGAGTGAGTTCTTGTCGTGTCCCTTTAGCAATGCTCCAGCGATGGTGCGTTCCATTATCGTGTACTCATCCCCTCTGTCTATCTTCTCCAACTCCTTGCGTGATAGCGATAGCATTGACAACATCGTATCTTCAACCTGACTTTTGGTGTAGCCAATCTCTTTCATTTGCGTGATGAGTTTCTGCGGTCTGCCTTGCATATGCCGTCTTTCATCCTCACCTTGTTTGAAAGGTTTCAAGTTCTCAATTGCTTTTGGATTGTTTGCCATTTTATCACAGAATTATCGCAGATTCAGTTTCTCTGCGTGTTTTTCCTTTAGGAATTGTTTGAATTGCTTTTGATCCCCAAACTTGGTGTGACAGGCACGGCACAATGCTTGGAGATTTTCTATGTTGTCGGCTTCCTTGCTCCCTCCCATTCCTCTCGCTTCAATATGATGGATGTCAACCGCAGTTGTTCCACACACCTCGCAAGGGATGAAGTCGCTGATGTCATAGCCGAAGTGATTCAAGTAGGTCAAGGTGTGTTTCTTCATTTGGTAAATAGTAATGACCAAGATGTCGGGAGTGAGATTGCACGGTCAAACTTGAATCCGCAGTTCTCAAATAGTTGAACCCATTCTTCCTCGCTCTTGATGTTGATATGTCCCCACTTCTCGTCAAAGTCCGTCTTGTGGGGTGTGCTGGAGAAGTGAAAGTATTTGCATTTTAAGTTGGTGAGAAAGGGGATGAGCTTCTCGTCAGGTATATGCTCCATTACTTCAATAGACGCTACCAAATCAAATGTTTTCCATTGTTGGGTAGTGAAGTCCTTGATGAATACTTGAAGGGTTGAGTTGTCGTTTCTTGTGATTTTGCGTGTGACATACTCTCCGTGTATTTTGGATAGGTCAACATAGGTGCATTCCACATTGTGTTCCAACATTGCTTGAGTGTATGCTCCGACTCCACCTCCACAATCAAGGAAGGTCTTTGCTCCGGTTATTTGCAATATCTCCTTTGCGGTTGACTTAAATAGTTCCGTGTAAGTTTGATTGTCCAAATCAACTCCGATGCTCAACTCGTGGTCAAAGCATTCCTTGTCCGTCATTGTCCCGTTGAATGCGTTCATCTCATTTCCAAATTCTCTTCACTCAATATGCGATGGAGTGCATCTCTTGCGTCTTGATAGGCGTTGATGGATTCTTCGGATGCGTCATCAGGTGCGTACTTGATTTTCGTCCTCAAGAATTGATCCAGTTGCCACATAGCGTGTCCCCACTTCCATCCGTTTGTTGCATCTTCAAACTCCTCTTGTTCTTCAGGGAGATTGAACTCAATCGTTGCTTTCATTTTTTCTTCTCCGTTTTGGTTTCTGCTCATCATCCGCAAGTTGTGCTTTGGTGATGGCTTCTTGTTGTTGGTTTGCCCAAATCAAAAGTGAGTGCAAGGCTTCGGTTATACAGGTACTGCAATTCGGCAAGTTCCTTCCGAATATCTCACGATGGACTGCGTTCAATTGGTTTGCTTGTTCTCCAGTTGGTTGGAACACTTGGGTTTGCTTCCACTTGTCAAAGAGTGGTTGAAGGGAAAGGATAAATTCTATATTGCTCATAATAGTTCAATTTCTTCTTTTATTTCAAAAAGGTATAACGCTTTGTCAAATGATTCGTTCAAATCTCCGGTTATAAATTCTTTTGCAAAATCAACGGCAATCAATGCACAGGCAATGGCTTCGTTTCGCATCTGCAATCCAACTCCGTCAAACTTGTCAACCAGTTCTTTCGCTTTTTCTTGTGGTGTCATAGTTTTGTTTCTAATAGTGCTACAATCACAGTTGCGATGGATGCATAAAGTATCCCCACCCAACCGTAGGTGTACAAGAAAAAGGACAAGCCCAACCACCACGACAGGCAAAAAGCACAATCAAGTGGTTTCATTCGCTTCCATTTGTGGTATTCGTTTCCATAGAGATAGCGTTTAAGTAGGTCGGCTGGTTTGCCGAAGTTGACAATGATGATTGCCAAACAAGCAATCCCAATTATTTCTGTGTGCATCGTTCTTTCATTAGTTTCACCACCCTCAACACTTCACGGACGGAGATGTCGGTCTTTCTATGGATCGCCCTTGCAGACATTCCTGAACACCACATCTTGAATAGTTCCTTCTCATAAAAATATGCTGACTCGGTTACTTGGTTTATTTTGTTGATTCGTTCAAGTTCAATTGTTTCTTCTTCCTCTCTCTCAAGGAGTAGGTCAGGTTCTTCAGCGAAGTCAAGCTCATAGACATCGTACTGGTCATATATGCGAGAGTTACCGAAGGGATGCCGGTTGCCGTTGATAGCCAAATAAAGGAGACGGATTGACCAAAACTGGATGTATCCGTCCCTGTATATTTTCTCAATTTGCTCATCAGGTTTCTCAAGTAAAGTCAAAAAGTAAAATTGATACAACTCCCTTGCCAACTCTCTATCTTTGGCGATATTCCTCGTTGCTTGGGTTAGCCAATCAGCTTTGGAAAGTTCCAATATGATGTCGGCTTTGTTCAAATTTTCTTTTCAATACTACAAATATAACCATCTTTTTCGTATTTTTTCTTACACCTCAACAACTCCTCCTCCGTCTTGTAGATGGAGATGCTCTGCGTGAGTCCTTTCTTGCAAGTAATCACCCAATAAGGCAAGTGCTTTCGTATAATGTTGACTTGTGATTCGGTCATATTGGATTAGGTCGGTGTAAACATTGACGGAGTTAATGATGGATGAGTGATCCCGATGAAGGATGTTGCCAACCCCAGCGAAGGTCATCTTCAAATGCTTCCTACATAAATAGCAAAACAAGTGCCGTGCATAGGAGATGTGTTGTTTGCGGTTGTGAGAAACGATTTGGTCAGGTGTGACATCGTAAACTTGACAAGCCACTCGCATTGCATCCGTCCAGTCAGCTTCTATGTCGTTAATGTCGCAGCGTGGACGGAGTATTTCGTTCTTCAATCTTTTGACCTCCTGTGCGTGAGAAGTGTGAAGTTGCTGAATCGTCAATCTCAATCTGCGAATCTCTTGCTTTAGGTTGTGGGTTACTTGGTATTGGTTCATAGTAATTGCATTTGTTTCAATAATGGCTCTAATCTTTTATTGCATATCTTGATATATTTTTCACTCATTTCGCTTCCAATAAAATTACGCTTTGCCCTTATAGCTGCTTGTGCGGTGCTGCCTGTTCCTATAAACGGATCGTAAATCAAACCACCTTCAGGACATCCAGCAAGAATTGGTTTGCGAATTAACTCATCGTTGTATGATGCGTAATGTTCGTTAGATGATGGCTTGGTTGGTATGTCCCAAAAATCTGATATTGTGCCGGGATTCTTTCCATCCGCTCTTGGAGTCCATTCGTTGCCACTATATATACCTCCATCGTTCCCGTCACCTTTATTGCCACCAAACTTTATTTTTGTTTTTGGAATTAAGTGAGATTTGTCTCCTTTAAAATTATTTGAGTTCCCGCCTTCTTGACCAGTAAAACCATATTTATATCTTTCAATGCTGACTGTCTTTATTGAATCCCTTATTGCATCCAAATCAAAATAATACTTTTCAGATTTGACCATAAAGAAAAAATACTCGTGTTTCTTTGAAAATCTATCCGTGCAACTTTCCGGCATTCCATTTCTCTTTGCCCAAATTATATCGTTTCGCATAATCCAACCCCTATCAATGCAACCAATTGCAAATCGATGTGGAATCAGTAATAAACACTTATTTAATGGTTTTTTTATTCCGTTATCAAATCTTGTTCCTTTAATACTTGGATTTTCATTGGTGTGTTTACCAGTATTTCCACCTTGACCACCATTCCCACCCCCATAGGTATCCCCAAGATTTATCCAACAAGTCCCCGTTGGTTTCAATACACGATAAATCTCATCCATCATTTCCCAAAGGTGTTCCAAGTACAATTGAAAAGTTGGTTCTAATCCCCATTGACCATCATACCCATAATCACGCAATTGCCAATAGGGCGGTGATGTAATTACGCAATCCAAAAATTCATTTGGCATCTTTCTCAAAGTATCCAAACAAGGTTCATTATATATTTCGTTTGTTTTCATAGTTTCTCCTCGTACATTGTCCGACTTCCTGTGAAGGTTGTGGGGATGGTGCAACACTCTCCGTTGCGATTCTTTGCGATAATCAACTCTGCATCTTCAACTTCAGGTTTCTCTTGCTCATAGTAACTTGGTCGGAATGGAAACATCACGATGTCGGCATCTTGCTCAATTGCACCTGACTCCCTCAAGTCACTCAATAAAGGTCGTTTATCTGCTCTCTCTTCGCTTTTGCGTGATAATTGGGCAAGGACTATCACCGTCATCTTTAACTCCTTTGCAAGTAGTTTCAAACCTCTTGAGATTTCTGCAATCTCTTGTTCACGATTTGCCTTTGTTCCTTTCACTAACTGGATGTAATCAATCACCAATAGGTCAAGTCCTTTGCGTGATTTGTGCAACTTCGCCTTTGCTTTGATTTGTGCGATGGATGTGTCAACATCATCGTCAATGTAGAACTCAATTGTTTGGTTGTTTGCAGAGTTAATGACTTTGTCAATTTCTATTTGTTGCAATCTGCCGTTTCGTATCTTCCAATTCTCTATGTCACCAATCAACGAAATATACCGTTTGGCAAGTTGGTCATTGCTCATCTCAAGAGACAGGAACAAAGCTTTGTAATTGTACTTTGCAAAATCCTTTGTGAGTGTGAGAGCGATTGCAGTTTTTCCCATACCCGGTCTCCCAGCGATGACAATCAAATCCCCTTCGTTGTATCCACCAATGTACTTGTCAAGATAACGCCATCCAGTTTGTTTGCCTGTCAACGCACCACCGTTCAAACTATTGTCCACGATGTGATCCACAACCTTGTTTGTCACCTTCACAATTGACTCTGGTTCTTTGTGTGTTGAGAATGTCGTCTCTTCCAAAATGCTTTGAATGTCCTTGACCATATCAGGCAACTCATTTGATAAGTTCAAATGCGTTAACCTATCAACTAAATTCCGTTTGATGTAGTTGTATTCTAAAGTCAATAAGTGTGTACGCAAATCAATGTCACTTGCATTTTGTTGTAGCGTGATGACATCAATCAATTCCTTGCGTTCAAAATGCGGAATCAATGTGAGATAGTCAATGGCTTCGTTGTTCAAATACATCTGCGTAATTACACCAACAATTTTCTTGCACAAAGTATCTTCAAACCAATTCAAGTTTATTCGGGGCAAGTAATGACGCTTATCGTTGTGGTAAAGGATGTTGCTAATTATTAATCGTTCGTTGCTCATAGTGTTGCAAGTTTAGGTTTGTTTGATATTTGTTCGGTTTGTTTTGCAAAGTTCTTGTCATTTGTTTTCCAAGTCATAACACACGACTTCCAGTCCTTAATTTTATTCTTTCCAATCACCCAACCTTTTGCCTCATAGAAATAGTAGAAACGCTCTGCAAGATTTTCCATCCCTTTTTCAGCCATATAAATTTCAATTTCTTGAATGGTTGGTTTTATAAACTTCCCTTCTTTTTGTTCTTGTTGTTCTTCTTCTTCTTTAATTGGTGTCGTTTGAATGTCGTCTGCGTTTCGTTTGCGTTTCGTTTGCGTTTCATTTGCGTTTCGTTCATCTTGGTAACTTGCATAATTACAAACACTTAGGTGTGTCGTTATATTGTCACTATTCAGGACAATCATCCCATCGCTTTGTAACAAAGTCAAAAACCTACGCACCTTGCTTTTATCCCAGTTCCATCTCTTTGCCCAAGTGTCCAATGACATTGTACTCTCTCCACGCTTAATATTATATATTTTCCCTTTGATTACTTGTTTTGCATCTGCATAATTAACCGACAATAGAATATCATTCCACGCCTCAAACTTGCTGAACACACGATCCTCAGTATACAACCAATGGTCTTTAATGCTACGATGTAATTTAATCCAACCGCTCATAAGTATCAATAATTAAATCAAGATTCACTTGTACAAAAATTTGATTAAATTGTAGGTTTTCATAATCAAAACCAAATGAAATTTCACCTAAAGAATTAAGAATAACCAGTTGTTTCAATACATTCAATTCACTGATTTGTAAATCAATACACATTTCTTCAAGTGTATTTTCGTGATAAAATTCTCCGTCTACATAGACGCTGTTTTCAACCAAGTATGCAAGTACTTGACACGGTTTTGTTTTTGTATTTTTTTTCATAAAAAAAGCCCAATCGTACCGTTTCGGGGGAAGCGAAACAAGTACAAAAGGGCAAATATCTTTTAACAATCGGCAACTTCCCCTTGCCTGTTAAGTATACAAATATAGCGAAACTATATTTTGTAACCAAGTTCTTCCTTGACTTTCGCTTGATGTTTTTGTCGTGCCTCGTACAACTCACCTCGCAGATGTGGATAGTCCTCTTGAATCTTTTGTCTTGTTCTGCGGATTGATTCAGGTGAATGCAATCTACCCGATTCAAACCGATGAAAGAAGTTGAAGATGTTGGATTGTTGCTTCCAAATTGTAGACATCAGCAAGTTGTCATTGTCTCGGAGTGCTGGTTGTTCTTCCAACAACCGATGCACAATTAATTTGATTTGATTCATAGTTTGTATTGCTTTTTAATGCGTGAATAAAGATACCGTGCTTTCCACTCGCTACACCCCATACGCTCTGCGATATATCTCCAGCAATGGTGATAGTCCTCACGAAGGATGGCGATTGCCCACATCAGGTTGTAGGTGCTTTGTTTAGTCATTGTTACCTCCGAATGTTTCGTTGTAGTATTGTTGTGAAAAATCTTCTGCACTTTGTCGTTTTTCAAGATATTCTAAACCATAAGGCAAATTATTAAGATGAATAAACATATCCATTTGAGCGTTTTTAATTTCATCCTTTC